CTACCGCTGATAAGGCGGTTTTTTTGCTTTCTAAGCCTACTACTGATGTGGTGCTTGCTAAGTATGCGGACGCTACAAGTTTAACTGACAGCCAGTTGGTTGAATTACTGAAAGCTGTTGGATTTAAGGGCAAAGGACTTAAGACTGCTTGGGCTGTTGCCAAGGCAGAATCTAATGGTCGCCCTTTTGCATTCAACGGTAACGTTGATACGGGAGATTCTTCATATGGAATTTTTCAAATTAACATGATAGGTAATTTAGGTCCAGATCGTAAAGACAAATTCAATCTTGATTTAAATGCTGAACTATTTAGCCCAGTTAAAAATGCCCAAGTCGTTTTACATATGACAAAAGGCGGTACTAATTGGAGTTCTTGGTCATCCTATAATAAAGGTGCTCATTATAAATGGTTAAACAAATTCCCTGAATAATTTAGGGAATATAAATACCCCCATTGGAGAAATCCTTTGGGGGTTTTTTATTTAATACTATAATATGATTGTAAAACTTTTAAAAAGCCCGTATTGGACGTACGTAGGTGGTGTTGCTTGTATTTTTATTGTCAGTCCCATCAATTCCATTGTCCCAACGGCGAATACGAGCAGTAGTTGCAGTTGCTTCGCTAGATGACCATTGAGTAACGACAGCCATATCCCCAATAATTGCTCTTTGTATGTAAAGTTGATTTAATTCATCTCTAGATGCTAGGTACCAATCGTCCAAATTGTTTGGACCACGATAGGCACGACAGACAGTGCCAGCCCTGCCAGCGGTACTACTCTGCGTAACCATTGCTATTGTGTTTGCATAACCAGTTCCTATTCCATCTGCTGTTGTTCCAATAAGAGTAGTTACATTACCTGACCACTTATATGCAGCATCAGTCCAGGGGTTAGTCCCCGTAGTAAGCGCAGCCTCTAGGTACTTGCATTGTGTTGAGTAGGGACCACCAGTGAATGTAGTGGTGGCAACATAAAAGACTTTGCCTCCTCCTGGACCAATATCGCCAATTTTATATGTTTTTGTATTACCAGCAAGCATTGAATTATATTTAATATCCTCTGTAACTGAAGATTCTGTAAATCGTTTAATAGCCATTTGCTATTCCTCTACTAATAATGTGTTCAATTCCCATTGACAAGTATCTTCGTTCAATGTCCAGTTATCGCCAGGCTTTAGTGGGATGAAAGCATCACGTGCTTCATCATAAGTATGATCAAAGCCAGCAAAATTCTTACGAATATTCTTATTGTAGGAAGTTTGAACCCATTTTGTATCTTCTCCAAAAAGAGATTTACAAAAAGCAATACCAATACTTTCTTGTTCAATACCATTTTCATCTAACAAAACTTCATTGTTTACAACAATCACTTGTTGAACAATATTATTTTCATCTATTCTTGCAAAATGTGCCATTATCCCACCACCACTATAACTATGCCCGATCCACCTGTAGGTGTGCCACTACTTCCACCACCTGCGTTACCTGTGTTAGCAGCACCGCTAGTAGAGTCATGTCCTGCTACACCACTAGAATAAGTAACAGATGCTCCAGTAATGGAGTTTGCTAAACCTGCTCCCGCTGTGCCAGCAGTTGATGATGATGCATTTCCACCTACGCTTCCAGCACCGCCGCCTCCACCTCCCCGATTAGCCGTACTACCAGCTGATGAAAAAAAACCATTTCCCCCTGCGTTACCTACACCACCGCCTATGGTTGCTCCGCCTGTCATAGCTACGCCTCCAGTACCTGTACCGCCTCCACCAAAACCACCAGCACCGCTACCGCCTGCTCTACCAGCAGATCCTGGATCGTTAGTTAAACCTGAAGGATTTCCACCTGCTCCACCGCCTCCAGATGCATAATAATGTGTGCCGATTAAAGATCCATTGCCGACTCTTCCTGCCGCTGCTCCGCCTGCACCGACTGTTACAGTCAATGATCCAGATGGCAAAAAAGCGTTAGTTGTATAAAGATAACCACCTGCGCCACCCCCAGGAGCAGTAGAACCTGTTACAGGACCGCTAAAGTTTCCAGATCCGCCACCACCTGCTAGGAACACTTCACATGTTCCAGGATTTCCAATTGTGATACTTCCTGAACCAGTAAACTTGTAAATTGTTTTGCCAGGTCGTGAAGATGTATCAACCGTTGGTGAACCAGTTGTGCTTATTACTGTTGCTTTACTGGAAGCGCTAGCAAAACCTTCCTTAAAACTGGTGACACTCATAATTACGACTCGTCTCCGAAGGCGGTGAATGTAAGGTTAGCAGTTGATGCGTATACTGTAATTATATCTGTAGTTGCAAGCGTAATGCCAAGTGTAAGTGCTGTTGAGTCAGATGCACCAACTGTAATATCATAAGCAATATACTGTGAGTTAGCAAGGGTTGCTCCTGCGGGACGAATTGCAATACGATATGTTGCTGCTGTTGAGGTTAAATTAGCAATTACAAGAGTAGACACTACGGCTTCTTTTGCAGCAGGCACCGTGTAAAGTGTTGTTGCTGTAGTTGCTGCTGGGTTTGATTGCCCAAGTACTTTTTTAGCCATTTTTATTTCTCCTTATTAGAATATTGTATCATGTTTACATACCGCCAAGCATAAAAATTTCAGCGATGGCAGCTGGTGCTGCAGACCAGGTTGGCGTACCAGATACTACTTTTAAAACAGTTCCTTCAGAACCAACGGCTAATCTTGCGGGGGTATTATTAGAAGAAGCATAAATCATATCTCCTGTTGTGGTAGTAAGAGTATTATTAATTACCTGTGACATTAATGCTACCGTTCCAGTTACATCTGGGAAAGTTACGGTTCTGCTTGCGGTCAAAGTTGTAGGGGTTATGGTTACACCAAATGAGCTGGTTCCTCCAGCGCGTCCAGAGATAACTATAGCATCCTGAGTTGCTGCTGGTCTAGCAGTTAGAGATCCACCAGTCAAGGCAAGAGAAGTTCCTGTAGCGGCTCCTAATACTGGTGTAGTTAATGTTGGTGAGGTTGCAAAGACTAGAGCACCTGAACCAGTCTCGTCTGTTACTGCTGAAGCAATTTGTGCAGAAGTTGCAGTAAGGGTATTGTTAGAAAGATTAATTGTTTTGTTTGTAAATGTTTGTGCGGTAGACAAATCTGCTGTTATAGATGTGTTTATACTAAATACAGATCCAGTTAGTGTTAATCCGTTCCCCGCAGAATAAGTGGTAGGAGAAGTAGAAACAGTATCAACGTCCCAAGCAGCAGCTGTTGTTAATGCAGTATTAATACAAGTTACAACAGCAGTGTCTCCTGCAGCAAGTGTAATAACTGTATTTAATCCAGAAGATTGAACAGTTACACTGCCAGTGCTATTGTTATGTATATCATATTGAACACCAGTTGCTAGGGTACTTGTTACTGGTAAAACTAACGTTTGGGTTGTAGTGCCCGTAAACATTTGAATCTTATTACTGGCTGAGGTTAATGTTGTAGTACCCGCAGCAGTAGCAGTAGTTGTGTATCCAGTTTTATAATTATTTATAATTGGCAATGTCATTGTTGGTCCAGTGCCAAAGACTAGAGCACCTGAACCAGTCTCGTCTGAAATAACTCCTGCTAACTGAGCCGATGTAGTTGCTGCAAACTGAGCAAGAGTGCCAGATGTTGCAGCTCTAGATGTATCGGTTGGGTGAACGTGATCTGCACGAGCAGTTGTTGTACCTGTACCAACCGCTGCAACTCCATCTACTATAGGAGTTGTTGAGCTCAAACCTGTAATACTATTAAATGAAGTTCCTGTTGCTACGCCAATGCTAGGAGTAACCAATGTTGGTGAGGTTGCAAAGACTAGAGCACCAGAACCAGTCTCGTCTGAAATAACTCCTGCTAACTGAGCCGATGTAGTTGCTGCAAACTGAGCAAGTGTTCCAGAAGTAAGGCCAAGTCCAGTCGTTGGGTGAACGTGATCTGCACGAGCAGTTGTTGTACCTGTACCTACAGCCACTGCTCCAAGGGCTGCTGGGTTAGTAGAGCTAAGTCCTGTAATGCTGTTGAATGAAGTTCCTGTTGCTACGCCAATTGATGGAGTTGTAAGAATTGGACTTGTTAAAGTTTTATTTGTTAAAGTTTGTGAAGCGGTATCTAAAACAACATTTCCGCTAGTATTTGGAAAAGTAGCTGTATTATCTTGTGTTGGATCTACTACAGTTAATATAGTTTGATTTGTATTAGTGCTTGCTCCCTCAATTGTTATTGATGAATCAGAGATGTATAATCCAGATACCGTTGGAGAAGTCAAAGTTTTATTAGTAAGTGTTTGTACTCCATTTAAAGTAACAACGGAAAGGTCTGCCTGCTGAAGATCATAAATAGTTTTTGCTATAGAAGGTGTTATAAGAGATGCTGGAGATGTATTGGCTGGATCATAGGAATAGGAACCATAATGGTATGCACGTAGTGCTGCTTGGATATCTGCTGAATCAGTATATCCTGGAATTGCTGTTGGTATTAACGCACCAATTGACTCTGTTGCCACTAGATCACCTCTTATATTGAATTATATCACATCATGATATTGGAGCAGACTCAACAATAGTAATATTGAAGTGAATTGTAACTGATTCATCCAAAGCAGACCATGCAGCACCTACATACTCAACGGCTTCTAAATTAATAACAAGATTGTTTCCTTCGCCTACTAGGGCTGGAATCTGCATTGCTGAAGCAACTGGACTGGTATGAGCGATACTATATTGGACGCTAAAGTTATCGGAACTTAGGGGAGTACCAGTAACGGTAACAATATCTGCTATTGGAATAATAACTTCTGAACTACCTGATTCGAATGTGACTTGTGCATTTTCTGAATATACTGAAGGATAAATATCAAGTACTTCTACCCAAACACTTCCACCAGGTTGTGACTGATATTGATACAAATATCCTAATTCTCCTCCTGGAGATGTGTTTATGTATAAATCATTTAGGCTAGGCACTTGTCCAATATCTACTGAATTTGGATTTCCAACTCCTACAAAGAACTGACTTCCACGAGCTCCTTGTGGACCAATATCTACAAGTAATTCAATTACAGAAGGTGGTGCAAAAACTGTAACATCTTCATTATTTAAAACAACATCTGGCATTACGCTGCTCCAGTTACTTGGTCTGTTACTGTAATATTTCCTGTAATCAATGTAAATATTGTAGAAGGACCCGATGTAATTTCAACATCGTATACATAAGAGCCTGCGTCAAGCGTTCCTCCAACATTTGGCAAAATTGTACATGTAACCGTATTGTTTACTGTGCTGACTATTGCTTGTGCCTCAACGGAAAATGATGGGTTATCTCCACGTGCAGATGCAATAAAAAAATCTGCGGTATATCCAGCTAAATCAAAAGATGATCCATCTGAATTTTTAGGACGAATTACAAACTCATTTGTATCGCCTTTATAATAACTAAAATTGTATGTACCTGGAAATGACATTATATTACCCCTTTACCTTAAAAATCTTATTGTTTACTTTAATTAATGGAGGAAAATTTGTACGTGTATCTTTTATTTTTATAACTGGTGGCAAAATTGTCATAGACTTCCTCCTGGAGTAATATCACCTAATACACATATTGTGCCAATAATTGGTGTCCAAACTATATCTTCTGCTTGATATCCAGTTGCTGCTTCTCCTGGAATAGTTATTTGTAAATCAAATGGAAGTTCTGCAACTAATGTTTTATATGCCGTTCCCCATTTTTCAGTAAGGCAAGGCTCTGCTGTAATTGTAGCAACTCCTGTTGTAGCCGTTACTAGAAGGTCATCTAAGACAGAGCCTGTAGGATCATATGAAGTGGCCTTAAAAGTCCATCCATCGGTGTCAAAGGGGGTAGTTTCATCAATCTCTAAAAACTGAACTTCAAGGCTTGCGGTATCTCCACGCACAACCTTCCATTGGATGCTTACTGGGTCTGCACCATATTTTTGAATTTGCGGGGAGCAAGAAGAACAAGTCATAATAATTGATTATACCATAAATAAGGGCTGAACCCACTAGAGGCAGTGGGGGTGGGGTAGAGAGCAATCTAGTGGGCCAGCGATTTCATTATAACATTAATTTATACTAATAATAATACTTTATAACAAAAAGTTATAAAAGGTATAAAAATTATATAATCCCAGCGTGTATATAAATTGTTACAAGATTGTTATAAACAACTTTACTTAAAAACTAGAAATCCAGGGTATTAAGGTGTATACTTAAAATATATAAAGAAAAGAACTATATCTAAAGAGGTTTTTAAAATATACTTTATATATATTATATAGGAAAATAGGAAAATTAGAATGAATCATGAAGTATTAGATAAAGGCTATATAAGACTAGTCAGTTCCTGGGGTACCGAGTTAGATATAGCAAATTCAGCAAGAGTCTCATATGATAAAGAATCCAAGTTACGTGAAGATGGCTCTCTTACATTACATGATCAAAAATTAATTCAATTTCTGATAAAGCATAAACATGATTCTACCTTAAGACATTGTGGTTTTACCTTTGAAGTCTATGCACCATTAATGGTTGCTCGTCAATGGTATAAACATGCTGTGGCTTCTACTCACATGGAAGATCAATTAGGATGGAATGAATCATCCCGTCGATATATTACTGAAAATGAAGAGTTTTATATTCCCAAAGGATCTCAATGGAGATCTAAGCCAGAGAATTCAAAGCAAGGTTCTGGAGAACTACTAAGTTCTGATATTGGTGGTTGGTTTACCAATAAACTATGGGATACCGTTGAAAGTGGAAAGAAACTTTATGATAAAGCTATGGCTGCTGGTATTGCTCCTGAACAGGCTAGATTATTTTTACCCGCATATGGAATGTATGTTCGCTGGAGATGGACTGTTTCATTAAATGCAGCATTACATTTTTTAACTTTAAGACAAGGTGAAGGTGCACAAAGTGAAATTGTAGATTATGCAAATATTGTCGGGGAACTTATAAAAGAAAAATTCCCAGTAACTACATTAGCCTGGGAAGAATACAGAATTTAATTATTTAGAATTTTTAGTTACATACTCTAAAAGAATATCATACATATGATCTAATTTATCACTAGTAGCTTTTCTTTTATCTCTAGCATTTTCTTGTTCAATTTTAATTTGTTTAATTTCATCTCTCATGGATGTGCCGCCGTTTGTTTTAGTTTCTTTTCTGATATCATCTACGGCTTCTGCTATGGGCCTTACTTGAATTTTTATATACCATCTGATTGAACTAATAATTATTGCGCCTATTGAAAGCAAAGCAAGAATAAATTGAGACCAATCTGAAGTTGTCATAATAAGATTATTATATCAGTATTTGAGATGACTATTCACATATGTATGAAAACGACATATGGAATCTATCTGCAGTTGCTAGTACAAAAGGTGAGTTGTGATCAAATGGTTCATCCTTTGCAGAACTACCTATACTCCATATACTCATTGTTGTGCTACCGTCAACTAGATGTCCTTTAATACTATAGTGATCTACACCCTGATTAACTATATCGTGAATTGATCCGCCATAAACATCTGTATGATATTTTGCTGCAAATGGAATTGTAATTGAATATTGTCCAGTTCCAAAATTACTAACATTTGTAAAAGCAACATCTATTTGAACGGTTACTAGATTTCCAATTTTAATATAACTGCCTGTTGCTGGAGTTCCAGTAAATGTTAGTCCTGTTCCAGACCACACTGGAGCATAAGTATTAATAGTTGTTGTAAGACCGCCAACATCTCCAAATGCAGGATGTGTAAAACGTGCCATTAGTCTTGTGACTCCAGGCTAATTGTAATTACTGCAGCATTTAAACCGTTTGTTGAAGACAATGCATATAAAGCATCTTTTCCAGGAAGCTCAAAAGATATTGAGTGGTTTGGAAGAATTCTAAATCCATAGTCGGAGGTAGATACCCCTTCGCCGCCAACATAGACATATCCAGTAGCATTGATATTCTGGATCGTAATATCTATTCCTGAATGTGTTCCCGCAGGGCTCAATAAAGTCGGCGCGGTAGAGCTAAGCGTAAATATATCATGTGTAGTCATATCAGTATTATATCATTAAATAGGCTTTTAATTCGTCGGCGGTATACCAAGCCGAAAATAGAGCACCCAAACCCCCTATAGACAATATAAGAGTTAAATAACTCTACATGTCTAATATAGGTTAGTTTTCTCTAATATGTCATATATCTTGGTTTATAACAAAACGTTATAGAGTAAGGGGTTTATAACAAAAAGTTATAAATAGATATCAGGCATATATCTGTGTCAGGCATATCTATGTCAGGAATATTAGGTGATATAGGATATAATTGATATATGTCAGATGACCAGAAGGATGTTAAGCCATGGGATTTATTAAATCCTAATTCACCAAGATCCCAGGAAGAATTGGTTGCATACCGCCTTGAAATTTGCTCAACATGTCCA